ACAGGAATTAGTTCAACAACAGCAAGTGCAAGTAATGTTGATGGTAAAGTTACAATTACTACTTCAGATGGTAAAGATATTGGCTTAACAGCAGGTAACGTTGCAGGATATGACCCATCAGACCTTAACTTAACAGTTGGAACAACTAGTAATTTTAAAGCATTAAGTTACGAAGCAAAAGATACAGCAATTACAGGACCTGCTGTGGAAGGTACATTATGGTACGATAATAATGTTGCTAATACTAATATTGATATGTTATATCAAAATGCAGGTACATGGGCAACGTACTCAAATGATGTACAGTTTTCCGCTTCGGCTCCTACAACACAGAGTGATGGCTCAACAGGACTATCAACTGGTGATTTATGGATCGACAGCAGTGACTTAGAAAACTTCCCTAAAATCTATAAAAGATCAGCATCAAGTACTTGGGTATTGGTAGACAATGCAGACCAAGTTACTAGTGATGGCATCATTTTTGCAGACTTTAGATCAAGTAGTACAAGTAGTTTAATATCAACAGCAAACGGTCTTCCAAATGCGGCATTATACCCAAGTGGTATGTTAGCATGGAATAAAATGGCTTCAGTTGGAAACGTTAAACAGTACGATGCAACAAATAGTTTATGGAAAGACTACTCAGGTAATAAAACTGATGGTTCACCATACATGATGCGTAAAGCTCAACGTAAAGTTATTGTAACTGCTATGCAGGCCACATTAACTGCTAACCAAGAAATCCTTAATGAGACAAACAGATTTAATATTTGTTCTACTCCAGGATATACTGAATGTTTAGACGAAATGTTGGCTTTAAGTGTTAATAGAAAAGACACCGTCTTTTGTATTGCAGATGCTCCATTAAGACTATCCGCAGACGCAACAAGTACTCAAAATTGGGCAACCAATAATGCTGTAGCAAGTGAAAATGGTGAAGATGGACTTGTTAGTGCATCATCACAAGCGGCAGTTTATTATCCACACGGATTATCAACTAACCTAGATGGTACAACTATCATGGTTCCTGCTTCACATATGGCTTTGAGAACTATTGCATTTAATGACTCAGTTGCTTTCCCATGGTTTGCACCAGCAGGTTTCCAAAGAGGTACAGTTAATAATGCTACTTCTACCGGTTACCTAGATGCAACTACTGGAGAATTCCAAACAGTTAGTTTAAGTGAAGGACAAAGAGACAGTCTTTACCTTAACAAAATTAACCCAATTGGAAACTTCCCAGGCAGAGGAATTGCAGTATTTGGTCAGAAAACACTTAACTCAGTATCAAGTGCATTGGACAGAGTTAATGTTTCAAGATTGGTTATTTACATCAGAGAACAACTTGATGATGCAGTAAAACCATTCTTGTTTGAACCAAATGATGAGGTTACAAGAGCAAATGCTAAGGTAGTTGTAGACAGATTACTAGCTCAGTTAGTACAACAACGTGGATTGTTTGACTTTGTTACAGTTTGTGACACAACAAATAACACCGCGGCTAGAATCGATAGAAACGAACTATACATTGATATCGCTGTACAACCAGTGAAAGCAGTAGAGTTTATTTACATACCGATCAGAATCCAAAACACTTTGGGCTCAACAGCATAGGTTAAAAAACTTATTAAAAGGCGTCTTTTAGGCGCCTTTTTTTATGACTAAAAGGCTTGACAATATCACAAAATCTGCTATACTAGTTGTATATTAAATAAAAAGATGGGAGTCAAATTTATGCAATACAACATTTATCAAATCAAAGTTACTGACGAAATACACGATTACGTCAATTCAAACGAAGGCGGACACACAGGCGCCGCTAAAAAATATCCACTATATCATGCAAAAATGGAAACAATGCATGGCAGAGGCGATGACAGAAAAATTAACTTTAAATCCGAATTCTTCTCACACTACACAAAAGTATGTGAAGTAGACGGTAGATTTTGTGGACTCACACAGGGTGATAATATAGATTATACTGTAAAAAGTAAAAACGAAGTTATGTCAATTCTTAACCAGTGTTATCTAAATGAAGAAACAGGTGAAGATATTGTATTTGATAAACATGTATCAAACTATGTAATGAAAACAATCACTAGAAAAGACGGCGAGCAAGTAACGTTTAGAGACATGCACTCATTATCAGTAGGTGATATTATTGCTGAGCAACCACAAATTGGTTACGAAGTAATGGATTTAGATGATATTATTCCTGAAACAAGATACTACATAGTTGAGTCATACGGATTTACAGACATCACAGACATTATAGATGGAAGTGACCTTGCTGTAAACAGAATAAAAGAGTCAGCATAGGGAGAAAAAGCATTTAAAAGGGCATTTAATTGCCCTTTTTTTATGACTTTATTAAAACACTTGTTAATAATTTTCTGCTAGAAATGATAAATATTTGCATATAATTTAGTTCTAGGAGAACAATATGGCAGTATCAAGTGCAACAAACGAAACCAAAAGTAAGTTTGGAGTTCCGGTAACGGGTGCAACTGGTTCCGGTATTTTAATGCCGAAACTGAAGTATAGATTTAGGGTTAGTTTTTTAAACAACTTTGGTGGTTCACCAGAGGCAAAAATATTGACTCAAAACGTACAAAACGTTACTAGACCTAAAATTACTTATGAAGAAATAATTATTGATAGTTATAACTCAAGAAGTTACCTACAAGGTAAACATGCTTGGGAGCAAATTTCAGTAGTTGTAAGGGACGACATAACCAACCAGGTAGCAAAATCTGTAGGTTCACAAGTCCAAAGACAGGTTAACCATTTCCAACAAACTACTCCAGCCGCAGGTTCAGACTATAAGTTTGATTTGCAAATTGAAGTATTAGATGGTGTTAATGCTGGAGCAACTGAAGTTTGGTTCTTGGAAGGATGTTTCTTAACTAACGTAGACTACAGTGACGGTGACTATGCTACAAACGAGCAAGTAACAGTTACTATGCAGATACGTTATGATAACGCAACACATTATGAAGGTGATAACGATATCAACGGTAGAACAGTAGCAGGAAACCCATTCCCAGATACAGTTGACACCGGAACTACAGTCGGAGTATAATCCGTATAGTTTAGGTAGAGAGGTAACTCTGGTATGAATTTTCTTAAATTTTTAGGTAAAAACACTAAAAGTAATTTCTACGCCAGAGACTTCCGTAATAATTACCGATTTAGACCTGACGTCAATCCCCCACGTATTAAATTTGAAGGATACGTGAACTTTGTTTTTAACAGAGACTTGGCGTCTTTTCTAGATATGGAAAACCATACATTTAAGACTAACATTTCAAGTTTAGTAAGAAATGCTACATTACCTACAGTACAATTTAAAAATATTGTCAAAAATCAATATAATAAGAAAAAGATAGCAATAACTGGTGTTGAATATCAGCCTATTGAAATCCGCGTATTTGATACACTTAATAATGAATGGCTACAGGTATTGATGAGATATTTTTCTTATCTATTTATGAATCCAAGAAATAAAAATGTATCAGGTGATAGAGATATCAAAATGAATACCAATGCTTCCATAGAAAACCAAAAAGGTAGTGGGTTTGGGGGTACATCATTTAAAAGTGGTGAGGCAGGACTAAATTTACAACGCAATAAACAGTTTTTTGAAAGAATAGATATTATTATGTATCATGGTGGCAAAGGTGTACAATACAGTTTAACTGGGCCATTAATAAATTCCTTTAGTTTTGGCGACATGGATTATAGTGCGAACGAATTTGTAGAGTTCAATATGAGTATAGATTATGAAAACTTTACAACATTTGATGTTGCTAATTTTGATTTATCAGGTGTAGATCTAGATAGATTTGAAAATGTTGTGGGACTTAATTTTGCTAGTGATGAAGTATTAGTAAAACCATTAGGCATAATAGATGATGGTATGGATATGGAGTTTTTGGGTAATTATGAAAACTCAGGACCTGGTACCAGACTTAGAACAGCACAACCACAAGCTCAGACAAAGCAAGAAGATAAACCCACAGAAACAGATAAAAATAAGTCTGATGTGTCGACAGATAGCGGAGAAACAGATAGCAAAAAACAACCTGATTCCGAAGGAAAATCCAGCAAAGGGACTAAACCTACTAAAGGAACTTATGATGCTATAGATTTACCATTCTCACAAAATCCAAATGAGTTTACAGGTAAATCATTATTAACCACAGCCATTATGGCAAAATTAACAGGTAATGATGTGGGAGATGCAGTCAAGAATTATTCATTATCAGTAGTTGAACGAGAATTACTTAAAAAGACAGAAAATGTATCAGATGCTCCTACCAGAGGTTCAGAATAATGTCAGTACAAAAAATTATAGCAGATCATTTAGACATAAGTATTGATAAAGTTGTGGATGATGCACACCTTATAGATGACTTAGGAGCAGACTCATTGCATATAGTTGAGCTTATAATGGCATTTGAAACAGAATATGACATTGAAATACCAGACGAAGACACTGAAGTATTAATTACTGTAAAAGCAATTAAACAATATATTGAGGACTATGCGTAATGTCAACTTCTATGTACAATACATTTGGTGGTGAAGTACAATACAAAATTACCCAGGGTACTTTAGTTGCTTATATTGATAATGCAAGTATTAAATTTCCTTTACCTGAAGCAAGTTCAGAAATTTTGGCAGAAATTGCCGCACCCAAAGATACCCCAATAGATCCTAGTACATTAAGTGTAATAGAAACCAAATTACAAGCAATAGGATTTAAAAAGTCTAATGCTCTAGCAATGGCCAGAGTACTTATAAAAGTAGCAGAAGTTCAAAACCTACATCCTACAACATATTTTGAAATGAACGAAAATTCATTAAAGTTAAGTGTAGATGCTTATGCGGCAGTAAATTCTTTTAGACCTGCTGGTAACAGAATCGATTTAAAAACACCTACATTAAATTCACGCAGTAAACTTAGTTCTATCATACAGCCATAAATACTGATATGGCCAAATTTGCATCAGGAAAATACGAAATTTTAAATGCCAATAAATTTGTTGGCGGTAAAAGTCCTACATACAGAAGTAGTTGGGAATTGGCATTTATGCGAATGTGCGACAATCATCCAAACATTACTAAGTGGGCAAGTGAGAATATCAAAATACCTTACAGAAGTCCTATGGACGGAAAGTATCATAACTATGTGCCTGACTTTATGGTACAGTATACAGATAAAAATGGCGCTCAACATGTAGAGCTTATTGAAATAAAACCTGCTAATCAAACCACATTAGAAAATGCTAGAACTACAGGACAAAAAATACAAACAGCCATCAATGCCGCCAAATGGACTGCGGCACAAGAATGGTGTGGCAGAAAAGGCATACGTTTTAAAGTCATCAACGAGGATCAGATCTTCTCTAACAAAAAACCTCGTAATAAAAAACAACGTGTTGCTAAGAAAAGAATCAAATGAAGATATTTGAAATAGTAGCACCAACTACTCAAAAAGAAGAAACATGGTATCATGGAACACCATCTAAGAAAGGTGCTGAACTTATTATGAAAAATGGTTTAGCATATGATGATAAATGGGTAGAGCAGAAATATAAAACCGAGCCCGAATTTGCTCCTATGAAAGACGGAGTTTATATAACAAAGGATTTAGGCCAGGCTTATAGATACACATTGATGCATAGAAACCAATTCCCAGATAAAACAGGATATATTTTTAAATTTTCTGGAAGCCATCTACAAAGTATTAGCAATGATGAAGATGAAATAGGAAAATACATTGTAGACAATTTAAATAATTATCCAGAACTGCAAGGTAAAATCACACCAGAAATTATAAAAGGTGCAAATGATGAATCAGAGAATTCAGAGGCTTTTAAATGGATTGCTATGGCAGGTAAAATTGCATTACAAAATTTAAGTAAAGACAAAATAGATACACTTTTAAATACATTAGATTCTAAAAATTTAGTCCATTATGGTAAATTACAACCTATATCTGTAATAGAAGTTCCAAAAATAGGTGAAGAGGAACAGGACAAACTTCTTACAGGCAAAGTCACAACCTTTAAACCGTTAGCAGATTATGTTGCCAAATACGGTAAAGAAACCAAACTTACATAATAAATAGTGTTATGACTAAGAAACTAGAAGAAGAGTTTAATTTACCTCCTATAGAGGAAGTTACAAATACGGAAAATGTTCCTACAGTAGCAGAAACTCATGATGTAATTGAAGAGACACAAGATGCTTTAAGTGTTAGTGAAAAAATTAATCTAGCATTTAAAGAAATTAAAGGGTTAGAAGATCACGAAGTTGAAATGAACGACATAGCCAAAAAGGCTATTAACAGTTACGAACAATTAATGAGTTTGGGTATGAACGTTAGTGATATGGCGGCTGGCAAAGTGTTTGCAGAAGCAAGTAACATGTTAAAGATAGCCTTAGATGCCAGTGATGCCAAAACAAAAGCCAAGTTACAGCAAATAGATTTGATGCTTAAAAAAGCAAGAATTGATAAGTTTGATAATAAAGGTACAGAAACTGAGGCTGTTCAGGCAACAGTTTTTGATAGAAATGATTTACTCAAAATCATAAAAGGCGGAAGCACTGACACTTAATTTAGTCATATCTACCCATTTACCATTTTTAAAAACAACTAAGTTACCAAAATTATCTAACGTATACTCCCCTTCAGTAGGGTGTTGTGGTTCTCTTACTGAAAGTTTTTGCTCTTTATTTGTGTTTGTATATGTAGTCATAATTTTATTTAGCAGAAAAAATCAAAAAGTGATAAATAAGTGTTATAACGGAGTTATTAATTATGGAACTTAAAAATTACATAGCAGAATCATTAGATAAAGAACACGGCTACAGAATTAAATTTGCCGCAGACTGTGGTTCTGAACATATGGACATGCTGGAAAAATGTCTAGCAAAATACAATTTAGTTAGTGCAACACCTTTTAAAAGAACACCAATTGAAGAAAACCCAATTGAGTTTTACAGAGTAAAAGGTACTCAGTGTACATCAGAAGTATGTAGCACAGATGTTATACTTAAATACCCAGTCAACGAAAGAATACTTGAAGTATGGTGTGCGGTTAATTTAGGTTTAGATCATGAAAGGGTATTAGCATATAATGTTAAAGACCCAAGAAGAATCGAGTCAGAAATGGCTGAAGAAAGAGCTAAAGCAGATACTGATAGACAAGTTTCAGAGGAAGATGCAGTACTTAATGATGAAGATCAAGCACATTATGAAGCACAAAATGAAGAAATAGATTTTGCAAAGTCTCATTTTGGTGAAGAATATAACAAAGAGTTTTTAAAGGCTTTAGAAGAAATTAAAGCAGAAAAAGGTGCAGATTATTTCCGTAATTATCCAAGCAAAGATCAGTTAATGGGTAAAGACTTAGAAGAACTTGGTGCTCAAATACATGGCATGCCAAATATGGGCCGTGGTACAGAGAGCCAGAAACAAGTTGCTAATCATAGTCAGTCCCTAAAAGGTATAGTATAATGAATCTAAGAGATATGTTAAACAGTATAGAAGAAGCAAGTCCAATGGCATATGATGATCCTCAGACTGCTGAAAAACCTGTTATTGAACCTAAGCAATCACAAGTTGCACAACGTTCTGCAAAGGCGCAAGGAACCAGAACAAGTGAGTTTAATCATGGTGAATTTAATAAATTTATGATGACCAATTATCCAAAAGTAACTTTTGGCATGTTGGCAACAGGAAATAATCTTATAGCATACCAAAATAAATACTTAAATTCTATGAAAGGCGGAGTAGAGGAAACTATAGATTTAGATGAGAGAGAACTTTCAGAAGTAATTAGTGATATAAGTCACGATGTTCTTAAAAAAACTCTAGGTAGTGAAGAAAGTGCCGACGATGCTGAGGTAACTCAGTTAAAACGAGCATTAACTATGGTTGATAGTGAAAAAGGTTTAAACAAAACATTTATGCCTGTAATGAAGAAGTTTTTAAGGAAATATGCAGAATTATTAGGTGCAGGTGGTCAAAGTGCTTACTCACAGATAGATTCATTACATAAACAAAAAGTAGATCCTGCAATGGCACAAGATCAACAACCACAAGATGCTGAACCATTTGAACCTACAGACAGTGAAATAAAAGATTATGGTGTTAAAAACGATCTAGACGTTGTTTCACCAGAACAGATGAAAAATGTTAAAGATAAAATGCAATACGATAAAGAAAAAGCGGATCAGGATGCCGAAAAAAATCAAAAATTAGCCGCCAGTAAGAAGAATGAAATGTCACTACTTAAAAAACTAGCAGGACTAACTGAAGCAGAAGATGACATGCCTTCGAAACCACAGGTAATGAAATTCTGTAAAGATGGCATGAGTGTTTCAGAAATTTGTAACAAATTCCCAGACTGTGATCAAGACAAGTTAAAAGAATTATATAAAGACTGTAAAGATGCATTAAAGCAAAAAGATCAAGTAGAAATGAGTGAAGCAATGAGCGATGTATATGGTAGCACAGTTTCTGAAGAATCAGAAGAAAGAGTTACTTATAGCAAAACTAAAAAAGATGGTGATGCTACTGTAACAGTTAGTGCAAATGCTGACAGCATGGAAGAGCTTCATAAGGTTTTAAAACTTGCTGGAATTACTTTACCTAAAAGTGATAGCGAACCAGAAATGCATGACGAGCCAGAAATACATGACGAGCCAGAAGCACCATGTGGATCAGAAGAACCTGAAGATAATGAAGTTACTATCATCAAACCAAATGATGCTTCATACTCTACAGATAAAGAAGTTTTAGTAAACTACCTCAAAGATAAACTTAAAAAAAGCATTTCTTAAACCCTAGCCTACATAAATAGTAGTATGGCACGAGGAACAGCAGATACCAGTCTGGTTAAACAGGGCTACTCCAAAGTAGCATATACACCAGATACTATAGATGATTTTAAAAATTGTGCAGATCCCATAGGCGGACCTCTGTACTTTATGATGAATCATCTTAAGATACAACATCCTACAAAGGGTGGAATTGATTTTGATCCTTTCTCTTATCAATTAGATCTAATCCATAATTATAACAATTACAGATACAGTATAAACATGCTGGGCAGACAGATGGGTAAAACCACTGTAGCCGCAGGATACTTATTATGGTATGCTATGTTTAATCCTGATAGTACAATATTAGTTGCGGCTCATAAACAAGCAGGTGCTCAGGAAATTATGCAACGTATAAGGTATGCATACGAAAGTGTACCAGATCATATCAGAGCAGGCGTAACAGAGTATAACAAGGGTAGTATTAGTTTTGATAATGGTAGTAGAATAGTAGCAAGTACAACTACAGAAAACACTGGTAGGGGTATGTCTCTTACATTAGTATACTTAGACGAGTTTGCATTTGTACCTCCACGTATTGCCGCAGAATTTTGGACAGCATTGTCACCCACACTAGCAACAGGTGGTAAATGTATTATTACAAGTACGCCTAACAGTGATGAAGATACTTTTGCTATGATTTGGAATCAGGCATCTAATTTATTTGATGAGCATGGTAACGAACAAGAATTAGGTGTAAATGGATTTAAACCTATGTTAGCAATTTGGGACGAGCACCCAGATAGAGACGCCAGTTGGGCCACAGAAGAACGTGGTAGAATAGGAGAAGAAAGATTTAGACGTGAGCATGAATGCGAATTTATTATATATGATGAAACACTTATAGATCCACTAAAACTTGTAGACATGACAGGTATAGAACCTAAAAGTAAAATGGGGCAAGTTAAATGGTATAAACAACCTACTCACGATAATATGTACCTAGTAACATTAGACCCAAGTTCAGGTACAGGTGGAGATAATGCCGCAATACAGGTTATGGAAGTGCCCACAATGATACAGGTGGCAGAATGGCAACACAATAAATCACCTGTAGAAAAACAAATGAAAGTAATGATGGAAATTATGCATTACATTAAAGATCAAACAAACGGATTGTCTGAAATATACTGGACAGTAGAAAATAATAGTATAGGAGAAGCCGCCCTTGTGGTTATCAGAGACACAGGAGAAGAAACTTTTCCAGGAGATTTTTTACACGAGCCCAAGCGAATACAAGGTAAGAAAGGCAGGAAAGGATATCACACCACACATAAAAATAAAATGGAAGCCTGCCTACAACTAAAAAGATTAGTAGAAAGCAATAAAATACACTTACACAGTAAGGCATTAATAAGTGAATTAAAAAATTTCGTTAGCTCTGGAAACAGTTTTAAAGCAAAACCTGGCGCAACAGACGACTTAGTTATGGCTTTGGTTATTGCAATCAGAATGGTAGAATATATAAGTGCATTTGAAGATGATGTTTATAACGCAGTAAACAGTAGTTTAAGTGTAGACCCTAATGATCCAGACGGAATTGACGACATGGATGCTCCGATGCCTATAGGTATTATATAATGGCTAATAAGAAAACTGTAAACGAACTTTTATTAGATACAACAGCAATAAACTCTTTGGCATTATATGGAAAACAATGCAAAACAAATTACTACTTAGACCCTGATGATTTCTTAGATTGGGTATATAGTAAATTTAAATTTGTGCAATATAATCCCAGAAAGCAAGTACAAAGGTTTGGGCTTAGTATTACCAGTTTAGATGGAAATATAAATGGTATACCCGATTTAGACAGTTTAAGGGAATACAATCAGGAAAACAATACAAACTATGATGAAAAAGATTTTAAAGTTAGAACACCTGTGGCAGAATATCCTCCATTAAAAGAAATATTAGATGTTTTTGGTGACAGTATTTTTAGGACACACATATTAAGACTAGATCCAGGAGGGTATTTTCCCCCTCACAGAGATCATAATGTGCCCTTCGTTGACAGTTTTAGGCTTATTGTACCCTTACAATATGTAAACCCACCATACTTTAATTTTGTGATAGACGGTGATATCACACATTGGGACACAGGATTTGTTTACTTTACAGACACAACAAAATCCCATTATTTGTTTAATGCTGGTGATATGCAAAGTTATTGGATTGTAATTAATGTTGAAACCACTGTGGAAAACGTTCAAAAAGTATTAAGCAATTTGTCTGTAAGAGTGTAAGATCAGATAAATAGACATATGAACATGAAATTAGTAGCAGAAAAAACTTTTAATTTGCTAAAAGGCTTTGGATATGAGGTCAGCAGTTTTAACAAAGAAGGTGATTTAGTTATTGACCCTATGGAGGCAACACGTTTTGCAGTTGAGTCCCCTAACATATTAGTTAGAATAGACCCACTGGATAAACATTTAAGTTTGAAAACAGGCACACCAGGAGAGTCTATAGAAAAAATTAGGCCTATGTTAAAAGAACTAGCACAAGATTATTTGTTAGATTTTGACTATTCTGTATTTGATAAGCAGATTAAACCAAAAGGTGAAAAAGTAGATGTTGCTAAAAAGAGTAAAGAGGAAATTCAAATGTCAGAAGATATGAATATTTTAAAAAAACTTGCAGGTCTAGAAGCAGATCAAGTTTCAGAAAATCCAGAGCCAGCAACAGCATCAGAACCAGTACAGCAAGAGTTAGATTTAGACGGAACAAAGTCTACACTGAAAATGTTAAAACTTACAGTTAGTAGTTTTATGCCTGATTGGGAAGCCCGTTTTAAAAAAGCATGGGCGGCAGAACAAGCCAAACCAACTGATCCTAAACAAGGCCCAAGCCAAGTGGCGGCGGTTATCAGAATGACCCAAGAATATAATAATCAAAGAATGGCACAACTGAAACAAGATACTATTGATCCTGCATTTACTAGCAATGTTCCTAGTGATTACGAAGATGGACGAGCTGTTATGAGTAAAGAAAGCCTAGAACGTGATTTAGACGAAGCAATAGAATTAGCAATATTTTTATCACAAAAAGAAAGTGTAACAGAAGCAAGTTTAGGTAAAATGACTGGTAGCAGAAAGTCCAGTTATCAACCATTAGCAGACAATGTTAAAATTATTGTGAGGCACAATAAAGATGTAAACGAAGAAGTCCGTGGTGCTAGAAGCAGAAACATCCACAGTATATTAATACAACGTGGAGAAGAGAAATTTAAGATGGCAGAAAACAATCTGTCAGCCGCAAGAGCAATGGCAAGACATTTGCACAATGGTGGCGAAACTTTTGACGAAATAGGCGAATCTATTACTGAAATGTCAAGAGAGTTTAAAAAATTAAAAGAGTTTATGAGCTATGTTAAAAAAGCAAATTTAGTTAATGAAACAAACGAAGAGTTTGTTTCAATGGCTTTAGAAAACATAGACACAATCAGAACAAACTTTAAAAGACTAAGTGGTGTTAAAACTTATGCTAACGCAGTAGAAAGTGTTACAGCATATAACAATGTAGAAATACTACAAGATGATATAGATCTTGAGAGCAAGTTTACAGAAACACATTTTGATGACAAAGTTGCTAATGTAATGGATACACTTAAAGCAAGTGCTAGTAGAAAAAATAGTTTTGAAAACAAGATTACAAGAGCAATAGAGTTAGAGTCTTTTGAAGGATTAAAAGATTTACTTAAAGAAGATGACTTACTAGAATTCGAAACAATGAATCAACAACTGGGTCACAAAGTTAGTAGTTTAGGATATTCTGCTAAAGATGAAACTTTAGGTAACTATTTACATAGCATTAGTAGTAAACTTAATGCTGGTGGACAACTTAGCCAATTCGAGTATGGCGCAATTAAAAGTAGTCTGCTAAGTGCTGGTCAGCACAATGTACAGAATGCTCCAATGAACATAGAAGAGTCATATGAAGCATTTATGGACCGTTTTGTAGACTAGAATACTAGTTTACAGATAAATAAATTTGTTGGAAACATAAAGTAATTTAATTTCCAATAGTTGTAAGAAAGTACTTGACTTTTTTACATCAAGGCATTATAATAATAAAACAGTTGTACCCTAAACACAGAAGGTACAGCGAAACATGGCATATAGGAGAAAAACATGGCATCATTACAAGAAAT